TGAAGAACTTATTTACTGCCACCGTATAACTTATCGTGTAACCTGAGGCTTTGTAAGCAGCGTACAGGTCAGTGGCAGCATTAACTTCTGAAGGCATGTTATCAATAAACACCTTCATCATTCCTGTCGGTATAAGTTCAGAGGTAATATAAAAATCTGTTTTTATTCGGCTTTTATCGGTAAGAAGATAATCTACTAATGAGCCTGTTTTAATAAATTCTTTTGCAGAGTTCCCATTAGAAACTACTGCCGGATTAATTAATCGGGAGAGGGTCGAATTGGATATTCTCGTACTTTGATAATATTGCTCATAAGATATTCTACGCATTGATTTACTTGGGCTTTATTTCTTGGCATGCAGTAGAAGTCATAAGGAAGACCTAAAGTATTTTTTAAAACTTTCCATTTTATGTTAAAATCGGGAGTACAATAACCCTTGGTTTCTATTAGCCAATTTACTCCTGTAAAATCAGGAGTATAGGTCATTGCCCTTCCATCTTTATGCTGCATACCTTTCTTCGTACCTTCTAAGAATATAGAAAGGGGTTTAATTGGGGGAAGTAATTGTATACAAGGACTCTCGTACTTAAATTCTATTCCGCTTTCCTTAAGAAGGTTGGCTGCGTACTCTTCTAACTTAGATCGATACTGGCCCTTCTTAGTGTTAAACTTGGTGGTTTTGGGGTCTTTTTCTTTAGGGTTTTTTAAACCCGGTTCTTTAGGCTTTTTTAGCCGCATAGTATACGTAATAATATGATCCATTTTACGATGTCCAGCGTTAACAAAGTTCTTGCCAACCAGCCGCTTTCTAACTTACATTGCTTCCAGGTAGCATAGTAGATATATATGGTAAAGAAGGTGAAAATCAGCATTAAGAAAATGCCTACTATATTTCTCAGCATTAAGGAAATGTTTTTTATATTTCTCATTGTTTATTAAATTGATGGTATAGCATACCTAATAATATGATCCATTTTACGACGTCCAGCGTTACCAAAGTTTTTGCGAACCAACCGGTTTCTATTTCATGGCCCTTCCAAGTAGCATAGCAGATATCTATGGTAGAGAAGGTGAAAATCAGCATTAAGAAAATGTTTGCTATCTTTCTCATTGTTATTAAAATTGATTCGTAGAGACCTATTACAAGTCTCTACGAATGTTGTTTATTAAATTGATGGCGTGGGGTATCTCTTTCCGCTGTCAAGTAGACGTAAGACTTCCTTATACATCTCTTTTAACTTGGGGTCACATGATACACTGACATTCTTGATATAAGCAAAGGGACCTCCATCATATTGGTATGTCACTTTCCCTACGTGGATGCCTAAAAAAGAGAAAAGAGTATAAATATCACTCATGCAGGAATCTATAACATGCTGAGGTATATGAGTGGGGTTTTCAAAGAGGGAAGAACTACCTTGGATTAGGGGTGCTGCTTCGAGGGAAAAAGTTTGTCCTGAACTCTTTGTGTACACACCATCAATCTTACGGAAAAAGTGCTTATAAATCTCCGCCAGTAGGTCGTTGCTATTACCATAGGGATATACCATACCGTCATTAGACAGAAACTCTCCTTCTAAGAAGGAGAATGCAGTCCCATCCGCCTCTGCGTTTATTACCGTACCGTAGGGTACTGTTTCAATCTTTAGGTCATTCAACAGACCAAATAGTTTTGGTTTGTTTTCAATAGTTCTAAGTCCTGAGTTGGAGTTGAAGGGGATACCGTTCGGTTCATCGTTAGTTGAATGAAAAAGAACTGCAATATTTTGCTTGTAATCGCCCAAGGGTAGTCGTTTTCCTCCTGGGGTTTCTAATTTTATTGAGTAAGGCATATTTTATGTACATCCTCCCATTGCATCTTAATACATGGGATATTGTGTTTTGTTAAGATGCTGGTACTCTCACTATGAAGAGTTATTATTGGGCACCCAAGTGTGTGTAGACGTTGCAGTACGGGGATTGTGAACCCCCACCATATAGTTTCGTTATCATTAGTCTTTACACGATAGGATAAAGACAGGTTAAGATAAAGAGTGTCTCTCACCCATAGTAAATCTTTGAACTCATTATAGTCACTCTTTGATATCACTCCTTTATATAGGAACCTGTTGTAAGGCATATTAGAAAACGCTATGCCGTTGCATCCTATAGAAGGCCTCAAGCCCACAATAACCCGTTTAATCTCATTTACATCTGTAGTCTTAAATGCCCGTAAGGGATCAACAGGGATTCCTTTAGTAATTGCTAAGGTGCTTAATATTTCAAACTCTTTATATAGTAATACCAGGTAATCCTCAGTAATACCGCTGTTACGCAGGTAAGCCATATATGAACTATCTGCATTTTTCTGATACTCGGCATATAGTACTGATGCCCTATTTATCACAGGATGGGATTATCTCGTACTTAATGCTATCGTCGGAGGGATAATCTACGGCCTCCTGAAGCATTTTTAACCTGGCATCTATTATAGGCATAGAAGGGTAAAACTCTGCCTGACTATCCATAAATCCTTTGGAGCCTTTATTGTAGATTAGATAGTATCCACAGGATTTAGGTATAGGTCGAGTTAACCTATAATCAATTATAATAAACAGTGTTAGCAACCATAATACCAATATCAATGGCGCAAGCATTGTGCTAAACGCCTTTTTAAGATTTTCCATGTCTTTTTTTTGTATTTTTTGTAAGTATCGGTAGCATCTTTTTCAGGCAACAACAGATAATTTCCTCCGTATAAAGAAGACAGTTTAATCGCTGCTTTCAAACCGGTCTCGTCATTATCATATAGCCACACTATATACTTGTATTTAGTTTTTAAGTATGATATTAAAGTCTTTATATATGGCTCCTCGTTCTTGCCTACACCTACACTCTCACCCTGAAAAGAGATAGCATTGAGTCCAAGACTACTAAGAAACATTACATCTTTATGGGATTTTGTAATGATTAGTAATCTACCTGGTTGTAACTGGGGTAGCCCCGCTACATCCTGTACAGAAGTAGTAGACACCCATTTATTTTTCTTCGGAGCAAAAGGCCTGTACAATTTTATACTTCCTGAACTATACTTGTATAAGTATATGGGGTTTATAGAAGTACTCTTGTAAGCCACTTGGCAATCTATGTAGACAGTTTTTACACTGCGTACATTAAACTTTTGAAGTGTATCTTGTTCTATACCCTGGGCTTTCCACCAATCCAATTCTTCTTTACTAAAAGGCTTGAATACAAAATCAAATTCCTTTCGAGAAGGCACGACTATTGCATTAGAGTACTGACTAATCTCGTCATAGTGCTTTTGTACGTGTTTCCTTACTCCAAGATTATCAGTCCCTAATTTTATTCTTGCTACATCTCTCCAGTTATGTAAAGTAGCACGTGCGTAGTCCATAATAACTACTCCTCCGGTATTAGTTTGCAGGAAAGAAGATGAGGTGTCTGAACTATCTTTCCTACATGGGTTTGCTATATTAACTCCGAAGATTACTGGTCCTCCGAAGTATTCCATTAATTGCCGTTCTCCCAAGGGAACGAAGTTCTTTGCCAATAACATTATAATTTTATATGCTTAATCTTGAGATCCTTAATATTGCTGCATTTAGTTTGTTCTATGATGTAGCATTCTATTTGCCATACTTGGTCTATATGTAATGTTATATTAACCTCTCCTTTACACGGCGTTGAGACGTCTTGTACAACTATAACACATTCAAAACTTACTCTAACTATACCTTCTAATCGTTTCTCTATCGATTCTTTTATTTTGATTCTTTGCTGATTATTACTTCTGAGGTAAAGATTGAACAACTCAAATATATCCATGTGGGAGTGGGGGTAATGAACCCCCATATAGCAGTACACTGCACTCCCGCCTTATTTAGAATGGGAAGTCGTCAACTACCGCATTCTTTTGCTCACCCATTTCTTTAGGGTTTACCTTTAAAGTAGTTCCCCCTATAGGTTCAGTAAAGGGGAAATATGAAGGTACGATACTGTATTTATTATCCTTATCCATAACAACTTTTAGCAGGAAAGGCTTAGGGCCCGCCATATTAATTTCCTTGACGAGCAGAGCCATCAAGTCTTCATAAGTCTCCGCTTGTAACTTGGATACCTTTGTTATTCCAAGAATTGTTATTGCGATATGTACTAACTGCGGGATATTCTTCAAATCCCGGTTCGCAACAGCCTCTAATAAACTTTCATTACCCCAAATCTTAGGCTCTGTCCAGAGACGCATTCTGGCCCCTCCTTTAGCCGAGGTAAAACTGATTTCAATAAACTGGCGGTCGACGGTTATTGCTTTAATTGTTACTTCATGTACTCCCGGAGTAAGTCCCGCCGACTTTATTTGCGGGAGATACATTGTTGTCTGATAACTACTCATTTTCGATAATTGTTTTTCTTATTATTTCTAAATTGTTAGGAATTCTATACTCAAACATGTTATGGGGAGATCGAGACTCATCCTGACCATCTGTTTGAGTTCTCAGGATAGCATCAAACTGTCCTGAGTCTCCGGTTGGTACTAACTCTGCTCTGAAGTTGTAATTCAGAAATGCACCAAGTATAATCTTACTTAGTTTCCTTCCATTAGTTTTAGTCCTTACCTTAGTAATACCGTTAACGTCGTAGTACTCAGGATGGGCTAATACAAATACAACTAAATCGTCCCTCTGGATTTCCCTAACAACTTTGTAAAGTTCATAGATATCTGCTGCTAAGTCAGACCAGGCATCTCTACTATTTTGGTTCTTGTAGATATCCATCTCCGCATTGGTCATTAGTGCGTTGATAGTGTCAACCACTATAGCAGTTATTTCAGGCTGTTGAGCAATCTTTTTGATTACATTAATAGCCTGCTCCGTACTGTTAGGCACGAAGTAGTTTACATTTTTTACATAATCCCGTTTCCATTTAGTCCACGGTAACCCCTTGCCGTCTGCATCAATCCAGAACGTATTTTTTGGGACCAAAAAGGACCCACCAGTCGTTTTTCGTGAGGCTGGATCCCCAGTAATTTGAACTAATATTGCCATATATATTTTCGTATAATTCTTTACGAGTCAGTATTGGCTCATCGCCATATTTTGAAAAGATAACGTATTCTTTGTTGTGATCAAGTTTTACTTCATTAACCTTTAACAGGGCAGGTCGGATCTTAATCACTACATCTTTGGGGAGTATTTTCTTTGCCCTCTGCAGTGCCCTTATGGACGCCTTAAAACATATTAAGAAAACCATCCCCTTTTCTTTTCCTTTTCCTTAGTACCATATATATCAAACGATGACATGTTTCCAAATCCTCCTCCTATAGTAGGGTCGTTGGTATACAACTTCCTCATGCGGACCTTATCGGATTTGCTAATCGTTACGTTTGACAGAGCAGCGTTGGCATTGGGGTACATCAGCTGGGCGAGGCGAAACTGTTCGTTAGAACTCAGGGTGTCCCACCAATCACGAACATCTTTATTCATATCGTGTTCATCTAAAAACTTTTCTTTGTTTGAGTTTATAAAAGTAAATAAGTCCATTAGACAAGTTCGGGGTTTATTGTAACAAACCCTGCCCCT